TCTATCTTATTGAGGTCAAGGATGGGCAGAAACCGCCATCACAGCGCAAATTAACAGAAGACCAAGTTAAGTGGCACAGTGAATGGAAAAGCGCCTTCTTGGGCGTTGTAGAGAATCCAGAGCAAGCATTGAAATTTATTGGAGCAATCAAATGACAAAAGCATTGAAAAAACAGGTAGGCGGCACACACTACAAACAGATGCCAATTCAGCCAGCAGAGTTCATATACATGAACGACATTGGCTTTTTTGAGGGCAACGTGGTTAAGTACGTTAGCCGCTGGCGCGATAAGGGTGGCATTGCTGACCTTGAGAAAGCAAAGCATTACATTGATATGCTGATTGAGTTTGAGAGCCGATGAGATACGACTTAGACAGCTACGAGCAGGCGCAAGCCTTGATGAAAAATCTTTGGCCTAAAGTCCGTGAGGCTTTGGTTTATGGCAAGAAGTTGACGCTTGAGATCAAAGACGCAAGCAAAAGCCGTGAGCAAGAGCGTCTTTATCATGAACTGATTGGGCAGATTGCTAAACAAGCGCAACACATGGGCGCTAAATGGTCAGCAGAAGACTTTAAAAGGCTATTGGTTGACAAATTCATGCGTGACATAGGCCAAGGTAGCGGGAAGGTAATTCCTAACCTTGATAGCACAGGCATCGTGCAATTGGGTACACAAACAAGAAACTTTACACAAGAGCAAGGAAGCCAGTTTATTGAATGGCTTTATGCCTGGGCAGCAAACAACGGAGTAACGATAGATGAGCAAGCCAAGACGTAAATACAAGCCAAAAGGCGTTCGCATGGATGCTCTGACATGGGTAATCAGCGGATTCAAGAAAGTCGCAGAAGTTCCAGACGCAGGAACTAAGCTGATGCTCAAGAATCACGTTTCCTTTGACGAAATCCGAGAAGGTCGTGGCAATACAGACCATGTGGATAACTTGATTTCAATGGTCAACTGTGCTGAAGCATTGGCAAAGCGCCAGCTTGGGCGTGATTGGCTTGATGAAATCAGGGAAGCGCAAGACGCTATTTATTACATGGCACAGCGCGGAGTAAGCGGAAAGTCGTTTACTTTTACTGGTCAAGAGCTTCAAGCGGTGCAAACTATCCTTGAATTGCATGATGAACAGCTAAAACAATGCTCTGTTCGCACTTTAGAGTTAGCATTGGATGACATTGCCAAAGAGTTCAAGGCCAACAAGATGCGAAGAATTGAAGCGATTGCATGATTCAGAAACACAATTACATACGAAGCAAGAAGCTCTTGGAAGCCGCAAGAGACATTCCTTGCCAGCATTGCTACGTTGAAGATGGGACTGTTGTAGCTGCCCACACAAATTGGGGCGCTGGTAAAGGAATGGGGCGCAAGGCAGATGACAACATGATTGCAAGCCTTTGCTTTACCTGCCACGCCTCTATTGACCAAGGGTCTACCCTAACAAGAGAGCAAAGACAGGACTTGTGGCAGATGGCACACAGAAAGACGGTGCAACGCTTAGTATCTGCAAAATTATGGCCTCAAGACGTACCAGTGCCAGACCTAAGACGTTATTACGAACTAGAATAAGGTGCAATTTGCAGTTGCACTTATGGGTAGTTGATTCTGCCCACTTTTTTGGTAAAATATAGAAAACCAAGACGCATGAGGATTGCGACAAGCCTGAAGCGGCACTACCTGAAATGGTGTCTAGGCAGTCCTCAGTCGTGTTGGTTGAGAAATCGTTGATCTTGTTAAGTGGGTGAGTAGGCACACGCGATTAGTATCAAGCAACCCCCCGAGCCTTGCAAGGGAACCAACAACTTCTAACTGAAAGGCCTTATATGGGTGGACTTCTTGCGCCAGCTGCTGAAATCAAAATTGAAATCGAGGAAATCGAGGCAGAAAAGCCCGTTATCGAAGGCTTGACAGCAGAATCAAACAAAAAAACACGCGACACCTTGGTGGAAACGCAAATGCTTGGCCCAATCAAAACGGCTGAAGCAAATGGCGAATTCTGGCGTGGTCTAGCTAACGTCTGGCGCATCTCTCCAGATCAAGCAAAACGCAAACTGTGCGCAAACTGTGAATACTTTGATGACCAACCAGAAACCCTAGAGGCTATGGAAGTTGTGCCACAAGACGAATTTGACAAAGACGGTGGTGGTCGCGGGTATTGTAATAAATTCTTATTCATTTGCCATAATTTGCGCGTTTGCCGAGCTTGGGAAAAAGCAGCGCCCGTAAAAGAAGAAGACTAAAAAACAAAACGCCCTAAAGACTGCGAATCTTAGGGCGTTTCTAACAACACAACTAAACAGGAGTTGCTATGTCTAGCAGAGATTCTAAACTTTCTTTGGAACGCTTGCGTCAAGTATTGCGCTATGAGCATAAAACTGGTGATTTTTACTGGATTCAAAGAGACACAATCAAGAAAAAACTTGGAACAAATGCGTCTATTGTTAGATCGCATGGCTATCTGAACATTTGCATTGATTCACAGTATTACTACACGCATAGGCTTGCATGGTTCTATGTGCATGGTGAATGGCCTAATGTCATTGACCATATAGATGGTGACAAAACTAACAACAGCATTGAAAACTTAAGAAGCGTAAACCAAAAATGCAATGTGCAAAATGTCATAAAAACAAGAAAGCACAATAAAAGTGGTGTTCTTGGAGCTGTAAAATCAAAATATGGTTTCTATGCAAGACTGACTAATCAAGGTGAGCAAATCTACCTTGGGCATTACAAAACCGCTGAAGAAGCGCATAATGTCTACCTAAAAGCAAAACGTGAACTACACGAAGGATGCACAATATGAAGATGACTAAACAAGCTGCCAAAGTTGGCAAAGTAATGGGTGAGTACAAAAAAGGCGAGCTTCATTCAGGCAAAGGCGGCAAAGTCGTGACTAACCCAAAGCAGGCAGTGGCAATCTCCATCTCTGAAGCTGCCAAGATGATGAAAAAACGGATGAAGTAATGGCTGACTATATCGGTGCAACCCCACAAGAAAACCCATTGATGGGGCTGCTTGCCGAGCGTCTTAAACAGGCGCAACAGTTTGCCGCCAAGCCTTTTGGGTACTCAAACCCGCCTGCTGAGATGCTGATGAACCTTTTAGGTGTTCCAGCAGTCCAGCAGACAGCCGAGCGTTTGGCCTATGGAGAGCCAATGACCACTGGTCGCGGAATGACTACACAAATCCGACCAGAAGTAATGGAAGCCGCAATGACCGTGGCTCCTTCTGCTGGTTTACTTGGTCGTGGCGTAGAGCGTGGCGCAATGGCTGCTGGTCGTGCTGGTGAGCGTTATGCCGAGAAGGTTGTTCCTCAGATCATGGAACGTGGCGGCTTGCCAGCTCAGTTGTTGGGTGACTTGAGCCAAGGCTCTGTCAGACCAATTCAAGCATGGCATGGAAGCGGAAAGTTGTTTCCTGAGTTTGACGTTACAAGAAATCCAGAGCAAGGATATGCCTACACCCGTGGTTCTTATGCTGCTGCTGCAAAACGTGAAGCAGAAGGCAAATATGCGCCTAGAGACCCTGTGTATGAAGAAAAGCTAATGGGCTTGTATAAAGCTGCTGAAAAGAAGCAGGATTACGATTCTATGGAAGTCTTAGAGGCTGCAATGCTGCATGAAAGCCCAAAGAGCTTACGTGAAACATTTGTAAATAGTGGCGACTACGATGAGAAGTTTGCAAAGAAGGCATCAAGCATCATTGACAAGATAGACACTTTCCCGAAAGAAAGCTATTTGTATAAGTTAGACATTGCAGATGAGGCGCTGCCTTCAATGCTGCAATACGATAACCCTATCTCACAGCAATCAAAAGAAGTTAAAGCATTTGCAAAAGAGCTAGGGTTGGCAGATACAGACCTTGGTGGCGACATTGTTGGAAAGCTGATTGCTCAAGACGTTACTGGCCTAAACATCCAAGAGGCAATGAAGAAGCGTGGCATCCCTGGCCTGATCTATAACTCGCCAGATGTTCAAGGTTCAGTCAATTATGTAACCTACGACCCTTCGATTTATAAGATTCTTGAAATTAACGACAAACCTTATGAACAATGGTTTCCTAGGACAAATCTGTTAGACTAAAGTTATATCAACTAACCAACGAGCCGTAAGGAATTGGTAAACAAATGAATAAACAAACTGAAAATATCGGTGGAGGTCGCCCCAAAGGTAGCCCTAATAAGGCCACAGCAGCCGTTAGAGAGGCGATTGCAGTCTTCGCAGAGGGTAACGCCCATAAACTGCAAGAGTGGCTTGATGACGTTGCTATGGGTGTAGGTGGAAACCGACCAGACCCTGCAAAAGCTGCTGACTTATATCTCAGAGCGATTGAATATCACATTCCTAAGTTGGCTCGCACCGAATTGACTGGTAAAGATGGCGGCGCTCTTGAGGTGTCAAACTTGTCTGAAGATGAGTTGGATGCCAAGATAAAAGCTGCAATGTCTGTCTTGAATGGTTGAGAAGTTAGAGCTTCTGATGCTGCTAGAGGAAAAGCAGCGCAGACAGTATGAATACCGATACAAGTACATTTTTGGCAGTCTGTACGGCTGGCAACAAGAATTCATCGGTGCTACTCACGACTATACGCAATGTTGCCTGATTGCTGCTAACCGTATTGGCAAGACGCATCTAGGCACATACATTGACGCAATTCATGCTTTAGGTGATTACCCTGAAGAATGGAATGGGCACAAGTTTGAGCATCCGCCGCTGATTTGGTGTCTTGGTTACTCAGGTGAAAAGACACGCGACTTGCTCCAAGCTGCCATTGTTGGCAAGAAGCAAGGTGATAAATTCATGGGTGGCCTTGTGCCTGCTGACAGAATCCTTGGTCACGAATCAATGGCTGGAACGACAAACGCGCTTCGGTCTGTGTTTGTGCGCCATGCTACTGGTGGTGTTTCTACCATCCAGTTTTGGAGCTATTCACAAGGTCAGCACGCCTTGATGGGTGACGCTGTTGATTGGTTCCACATTGACGAAGAACCAAGAGATAGATCAATCTTTCCTCAGGTATTGGTGCGTACAGCTACTGGCGACCATAACAAAGGTGGCCGAGGGATTCTTACGTTCACACCTGAAAACGGCAGGACAGAGCTTGTCATTCAGTTTTTGGATTCTCCATCTCCTGCCCAATTCTGTATGCAGAAGGGTTGGGATGATGCGCCTCACTTGAGCGAAAAGGTAAAGAAAGAACTTCTTGCATCTTTCCCTGTTCACCAACGTGAGATGCGTACCCGTGGCGTTCCTATGCTTGGTCATGGTCGAATCTATGACTTCTCAGAGGAATTGGTGTCTTGCGAGCCGTTTGAGCCACCAGATCACTTCTTTGTCATTGATGGTTGTGACTTTGGTTATGACCATCCGCAAGCTCAAGTTCAATTGCTTTGGGACAAGGATTCAGATACTTTCTATGTCTCAAAGGCTTGGAAGGCTCGCAATATGTCACCTGCCCAGGCTTGGGGTGCTACAAAGAATTGGTCTGAAAACGTACCAACTGCATGGCCTCAAGACGGATTGCAGACCGAAAAGGGAAGCAGCAAACAGCTTAAAGAGTATTACATCGAGGCTGGCTTCAATATGTTGCACGATCATGCTACTTGGCCTGATGGTGGTAATGGTGTTGAAGTTGGCTTGATGGAGATTCGAGATTTGATGGTAACTGGTCGATTTAAGGTGTTTTCTGGCCTTAGAGATTGGTTTGAGGAATTCACTCAGTACCATCGAGATGAGAATGGCAAGATTCACAAGTTGAAGGAAGACTTGCTTGATGCCACACGTTACGCCTATATGATGCGCCGATTCGCTGTGCAAAAGTCACAGGTTAGGTCTAATCTATGGGGTAAATCTATTAACCAACCAGCGAAATGGGTAGTCTGATGCAACTAATGATGAAACAGGGAAACCTGATTGATGCTCGTGCTTTTGCACTTTTACAAAACCGTGTTACAGAGCTTGAAAATCTTGTAAAGTCGTTACAATCGGAGCAACGCCCTAAGTTGGGCAGGCCAGCAAAGGTAAATGATGAGCCAAGACAAACTAAAGTCGATAATCCAAGCCGAGATTGACGGTAGCCTCGGATTCTTAGAAACAGAAACAACCCAACAGCGCCAAGAGGCGTTGCAGGCATACCTTCGTAATCCTTACGGCAACGAGATTGAAGGCAAGTCGAGCATCGTCACTGGCGAGGTTGCAGAAGCCATTGATGGCGCTTTGCCGCCTTTGGTGCGAATCTTTACAGCCTCGGATGAGGTTGTTCGCTTTGACCCTCGCGGCCCTAATGATGAAGCTGGCGCTAAACAAGCGACTGAGTACGTCAATTGGGTGTTTAACCGCGATAACTCAGGCACGATCATTCTTCACAACTGGTTCAAAGACGCGCTACTGCAAAAGGTTGGCGTGGTCAAAGCCTATTGGGAAGACAAAGAAGATGTGCGGAAAGAAAAGTACCGCGATCTTTCTGAAGATGAGCTTGCAATGCTTTTGTCCGATAAGTCAATGGAAGTTGTTGACAAGGACGAAGTAGAGAATCCTTTGCTTGACCCTCAAGGTAACGAAGTGCTTGACCAGATGGGTCAGCCTGTCACTTACAAGTCTTTCAGCGTCACAGTTGGCAAGAAGTCTAAGTCTGGTCGCGTTGTCGTTGAGAACGTGCCACCTGAAGAATTCCTAATCTCTAAACGCGCCAAGACAATCGAAGATTCTCCTTTTGTTGCTCACCGCCGATTGATGACCCGCAGCGACTTGATCGCTATGGGCTTTGATGAAGACGTAGTAACAGGCTTGCCTTCATCTAGTGCGCTAACGTACACACCAGAGCATTTGGCTCGTTTCTCCAATGGTGAATTGGCTGAAGACTTGGCTGGTGGCGATAAGGCAATGACTACGGTTGAAGTCTTTGAGTGCTACGTTAAGTGCGATATGGATGATGACGGTATCGCTGAACTGCGCCAAGTGTTTTACGCTGGCAATGAAATCTTGAGCGATGAAGAATGTGACTATGTGCCGTTCTACTCAATTTGCCCTATTCCAGTTCCACATAAGTTCTTTGGTCAATCTCTGGCAGACCGTACAACTGACATTCAGTTGATTAAAACGACCATCACACGCCAGATTCTTGATAACCTGTATCTGACCAACAACGCCCGTGTTACGGCTGTTGACGGTCAAGTAAACATGGATGATCTGCTTACATCTACCGCTGGTGGTGTAATTCGTGTGAAGTCTGCTGGCGCTGTGCAACAGTTGTCTGTGCAAAACGTGGCTTCTCAGGCTTTCCCAATGCTGCAATACTTGGATTCAATCCAACAAAAGCGCACTGGCGTGACAGAAGCAAGCCAAGGTCTTGACCCGTCTATCCTGCAAAACGTCACCGCCGCCGCTGTTGCTTCTATGCAACAAAGTGCTGCTGGCAAGATTGAAATGATTGCTCGAATCTTTGCTGAGACAGGCGTTAAAGAGTTGTTCAAAGGCATCTTGCATCTTCTCTGCAAGTACCAAGACAAGCCTCGTATTGTTCGTATGCGTGGTAACTACACGGCTTTTGACCCTCGTGAATGGTCGAATCAGTACGATGTGGACATTAACGTGGGCCTCGGTGCTGGCAACCGCCAAGAGCAAATGGCTATGTTGAACATGGTTCTTGCCAAACAAGAGCAAGTGCTTCAGCAAATGGGGCCAGCTAACCCACTGGTTTCAATGGGCCAGTACCGTAACACATTGGGCCGTATGGTTGAAGCCGCTGGTTTCAAAGATTCTGCTGAGTTCTACAAGGCTATTACGCCTGAACAAGATCAGATGATGAGCCAGCCACAACAGCCGCAACAGCCACCAGTGCCGCCTGAAATTCAAGCGTACATGGCTAAGACGCAGGCTGACATTCAGGCACAACAGATGAAGGCTGAAGCTGACATTAAATTGGCGCGTGAAAAAGCTATTGCTGAATTGCAGTTGATGCGTGAAAAGAATGCTGCACAGATTCAGTTCGAGCGTGAAAAAGCAGCCGCAATGATGCAGTTGAGAGAAGAAGAATTTATGGCTGAAGCTCGATTGAAGGCCATGAAGGTTGGCGCTGGTATCACTTCTAACGTAGAAATTCCAGGGTAAAAATATGAAAGAACTTCAAGCACTACTTAATGACATAGCAGCTCAAGGTCGCAACGGCGATACGATGCTTGCACATATCAATCCGCAAGAAGCAAATCTTTTAAAGTCACTTGGCGGCTCTGGAACAATAAACCCTAAAACTGGATTGCCTGAGTTTTGGGGATGGAAAAGCATTACCAATGCAGTTAGTGATATTGGTAGCAGTATTGATGACACAATCGTTAGTCCAGTTGTTGATACAGTTAAAGATGTAGGCTCTGCAATAGATGATGAGATTCTTCGCCCTGTAAACGATGAGTTAGCTGGCCTTGACGATTTTGTAAACGAAAACGTGCCAGGCGGTTGGGCTGGAGTAATTTTGATTGCAGCAGGCGTTTATTACGCGCCTGAGATTGGTGCTTACTTCAGTTCAACTGGTGAGGTGATGACTGCCGAGCAAGCTGCTGCTGCTACTGCTGAAGCTGGCACTGCTGAAGCTGGTGCTAGTATGACCGCTGCCGAAGCAAATGCTGCAATTACAGCAGAACAAGCTGGCGCTATGACCGCTGCCGAAGCAAATGCTGCAATTGCGGCAGAGCAATCAGCTGCTGCCGCTGCCGCCTCTGCAACTCCAGCGCAAGCCGCCGCAGCTAAAGCCGCTGGCATGACGTTAATTGACTATGCAAAGGCTGGTCTTTTGGTTAATGCTTTAACTGGCGACCCGCTTGGTTTGTCTGGGGGAACTGGCGGTGGTGGCGGTGGTGGTGGTGGCTCAACAGGATTTGCACAAGTTGATATTCCTGTTGAATGGAAATCTCCAACTTATGCCGCACCTTCTGCGCCGATTGATCTAAGCTCGATCTTTAGCAACCAGAATATGCTTGGTGGCACACAATGGCAAAACCTGCCTAGCCAACAACCAAATGTGTCATTCAATGATATATTTGCATCAGGACAACAACAAACGCCAATGGGTACGCCCGTTGACATTAACCAGATCGTGAGTGCAATCCTTGGACAAGCCGCAACTAGCCAGAAATCTGCTTAACGATGAATTCTTTATGGGCGAACTTGAAGCCCTAAAGAACGCAGAGTTGCAGACTATCGTTTATTCATTGCCTAATCAGGTGGAAGAACGAGAAGTTGCGTATTCCAAGATAAACGCATTACAATTAGTTATCGCGCACTTTGAATCAATTGCCGCTACAAGCGAGATTGCCAAAAAGCGCTGGAAGATTCTGTAAGGAAACTTACACCGTGGTCACGGATTGACTGACAACTTGGGTAGAAAATGAGCGAAGCCACGACACCTACGGGTAGTGAATCGTTAAATGTGAATCAAGCTGCAAATGCTTTTTTCGGCATGATGGGTACTGACGAAGGCGCTGAAACCAGCCAACCAGAAGAAGTAACCGAAGACGAAGAAGCCATTGAAGGCGAGTCAGAAGCTGAGTTGGTGGATTCTGAAGAAGCAGAGCAAGAGCAAACTAGCACTTTTAAGGTCAAAGCGGCTGGCGAAGAACGTGAAGTTACTCTTGAGCAGCTTATTGAGGGCTACCAACTAGGTCAAGACTACACAAAGAAAACCCAAAAGCTCTCTGAAGATAAGCGTGTCGTTGAAGCTGAACGCACAAAGATCGCAGAAGCAAACAAATTAAGAGACCAGTACGCCCAACGCTTGCAGATGATGGAACAATTCCTGAATCAGCAAAACAAAGGTGAAAATCTTGAGGCTTTGAAAGAAGTTGACCCAATCGGCTATGCCGTTAAAGTCGCTGAACAAAACCAACGAGAGAAGCAGTTAGCAGTCCTGCAACAAGAACAGCAACGCATTGCCCAACAGCAACAAGCCGAGCAATCTGAGCGCCTGCAAAGCCATCTCGCTGAAGAAAGTCAGAAACTTACGTCAGCTATCCCAGGTTACGGAAACCCTAAAGAGGGCGACCAAATCCGCAAAGACATTCGCGATTACGCAAAGTCAATCGGATGGAGTGACCAAGAGCTTGCAGGGTTGTATGACTCTCGTGCTGTTTTGAGTTTGTATCATGGCATGAAGTATTCAAAACTTCAGAGCAATAAGCCTTCAATCGCCAAAAAGGTGGAAGCAGCTCCGAAGATGATGAAGGCTGGAACATCAACGCCACGAAATACGGCCTCAGAGCAGCAAAAAAACACATTGGCGCAGTTGAAGCGAACTGGTAAAGTTCGTGACGCTGCAAACGCATTTGAACGATTCTTATAAGGAAACTTGAATCATGGCAACCTACCAAACCTACACCGCTATTGGTCAGCGCGAAGACCTGTCTGACGTTATTTATAACATCAGCCCAACTGACACCCCATTCATCTCGTCTATCGGCAAGGGTAAAGCCACTGCTACTTACCACGAGTGGCAAACTGACAGCTTGGCTTCGGTCAACACTTCTAACTTTGCTGTTGAAGGCGCTGCTGCATCTGATGCAACTATGTCTCCTACAACCCGCGCTGGCAACCGCACTCAGATCAGCCAAAAGACTGTCAAAGTCTCTGGCACTTTGGATGCTGTGGACAAAGCTGGTCGTAAGTCTGAAAAGGCTTACAGCTTGGCTAAAGCCTCTGCTGAAGTTAAGCGCGACATGGAAGCCATCTTGTTGAGCAACCAAGCATCTTCTGCTGGTGACGCTTCTACTGCCCGTAAATTGGGTGGCTTGCAAGCATGGTTGGCAACTAACGGTGACTTCGGTTCGGGCGGCTCTGCTGGTGCTTCTGGCTCAACAGCCCGTACCACTGGTACTGACCGTACTTTCACTGAAGACATCTTGAAGACTGTGGTTGCAGAAGTCTACACCGCTGGCGGTTCGCCAAAAGTGTTGATGGTTCGCCCTAACCACAAGCAAATCGTGTCTGCCTTTGCTGGTATCGCTGCACAGCGTTACATGGCTCCTGCTGATGCTCCTACGACCATCATCGGTGCTGCTGACGTTTACATGAGCGACTTCGGTTCTATCTCTGTTGTGCCTAACCGTTTCATCACTACAACTGATGTTGCGTTTATCGTTGACCCAGATATGGCTTCTGTTGCTTACCTGCGCCCATTCCAAACAAACGAATTGGCAAAAACTGGTGACGCTGAAATGACTCAATTGCTGGTGGAATACACCTTGCAAGTGTCTAACGAAGCTGCTCACGGCATCATCGCTGACATTACCTAATAGGTAAAAAAGCAAAACAAAGCGCCTCTATGTTCACGCATAGGGGCGTTTTTGTTAGAATCTAATCATGGACACACCTATTCAATATCGCAAACAAACTGCCCACCAAGACGGTGATGGCGGCGTAATCATTGCTACCAAGCAAGATGTTTCTGGAATTATTGAAACGAATAAACGTGAATTTAATTCCTACGATGAACGTGCAAAATGGTCAGATCACCTATTTGGGAACAAGATTGCATCAATTCCAAACACCGTGATTGATGATTTGAATAAGCAAGGCATCATGCGTGGGTTTGCAATTGTGGATGAAGTGCGTTTTGCATCATTCCTAAATGACCCAATGAATCGCGCTTGGCGCACACGACCAGGACAAGTATGAGCATCGCAACCTACTCTGAGTTAAAGACAGCCGTTGCCAATTACTTGGCTCGTACTGACTTAACCGATCAAATTCCTGACTTCATTCGATTTGCAGAGCTTCGTTTGCGCCGTGAGTTGCGTATTCGTCAAATGCTCAAATCGGTGACTACTGCAACAACAGGCGGTGATTCAACTGTTGAATTGCCAAGTGACTTTCTTGAAATTCGTGACTTTGCCGTTGTGACAAACCCAATTCAGCCTCTGACTTACTCAAGTCCTGCTGTGTTTAGCCGCAATACTCGATCAACAGAAAGCGGTAAGCCTCTAGATTACACAATCTTGGCCTCTGAGTTTCAGTTGGCTCCAGTTCCTGATGGCACTTACACGCTGAAACTGTTGTACTTTGCAGCTCCTACATTCTTGGGCGATACAAACTCAAGCAACGTATTTCTTGCAAACTCACCTGATGCGCTTTTGTACGCTTCACTTCTTGAAGCAGAGCCTTACATCATGAACGATGCTCGAATCAATACATGGGGAACTATGTATGACCGAGCTATCTCCACAATCACCAAGTCTGACGAATCTTCTCAGTATTCTGGTGTTCCACTGTCAATGACAACCACACTGAGGTAATTTATGTCTGAAATGAGTAACTACTTAGAGAACGCACTGGTTAATGCAACCTTGCGTAATACCGCTTATACAAGCCCATCGGCTGTGTACTTGGCTCTTTACACTGCTGACCCAACAGATGCTGATTCAGGCACTGAAGTCTCTGGCACTTCATACGCCCGTCAAGCCATCACTTTTGGCGCACCTTCTAACGGCGTGACTACTAACTCTGCTGCAATTGAGTTTCCTCAAGCTGGTGGCTCATGGGGTACGGTTACACACGTTGGCATTCGTGACGCTTCTACTTCTGGCAATCTGCTGTTTCACACTGCCTTGGATGCTTCAAAGACCATTGCAACTGGTGACGTTTTCCGTGTTGCCTCTGGCTCGTTGAGCGTAACCTTGGCGTGATATGGCTGACCTGCTCCCACCGTGGACAATTGACAGCCTAGACAATCTCAAGGCTAGTCTTGACGATTTAACGCTGTCTCTTGACAGTGAGTTATATACAACGTCAGTCACACTGTGGGATGCTTACGGCTCGGTCAATGCGACTGCAACTGTAAGCTCTGGGTCAACCGTCACGTTTGGAGCTTCGGCTTCTGTCTCCACTTCAGCGACAGTATCGTGTGAAGCAATCAGGGTTGTCATTGGCACTGGCTCAATAGAAGCCTCTGCAAGCGCTTCATGCGATGCGACTAGGGTTTGTATTGGCAATGCCTCAATAACGGCTTCTGCAACTGTTTCTGCTGATGCACAGCGTGTTGCTATCGCTTCTGCTGATATTGTTTGCAATGCAACTGTTGAGGCTAATGGTGGCCTGCTGTTAAGTGGTGTTGCAGATGTAGCGTGTTCCGCTACGGTAAGCGCTGATTCTGTCCGTGTTCGCACTGCTGATGCGGCTATCTCTGCTGATGCAACATTTACTGCTTTGGGCGGTATAACTGCAAACGCTGATGCTTCTTTTGTTTGTGAAGCAACCGTTACTGCTGACGCTTATGCAGTTTTTGACTTTGCTGGTTCAATCAATTGCGAAGCGATCATTGTTTGTAATGGCGTAAGGATGGGCGACAATTGGGGCGATGTTGCTGGCTCTGATAACACTTGGTCTGATGTGTCGGTAGGTGGAAGCACTTGGACTGATGCAAGCGCAAACTCAAACACTTGGGAAGATGTTTCTGCGGGTTCTAACTCGTGGTCAGATTCTTCTACTTCGACAAATACATGGTTAAGACAGGGCTGATATGGCTACACAACGAATTCCTTTTGGCGAGTGGATGCCAGATCAGCCTGGCATTAGCGGCGCTTTGACTGACGCAAAGAACTGCGTTTCTCAAGCTGTTGGTTATGGCCCATTCCCTCAAGCTGTGGCCTTCTCTGCTGCGGCTGCTGAAAACCTTACAAGCGTTTTTGCTAGTAAACAACCAGATGGCGTAACAAAGTTGTTTGCCGCTGGTCGCACTAAGATTTACACAGTCTCTGGTGTTGGCGCTGTAACAGAAGTCAATTCTGGCTATTCAACGTCAGCAAGTGAGCGTTTCCGCTTTACTCAGTTTGGCGATGTTGTTATTGCTACCGATAACTCGTCAAAGTTGCAGGCTTGGACATTAGGGACTTCTACCGCATTTGCTGACTTGGCTGCTTCTGCTCCAGTGGCTAAATACATCACAGTCGTTCGTGACTTTGTTGTGGTGGCTAACACTTTTGAAAGCTCAAAGCAAGAGCAGTATCGTGTTCGTTGGTCTGGAATCAATGATGAGACTACATGGACACCTTCAGCGACTAACCAAGCTGACTATCAAGACATTGCCGATGGCGGTCAGATCATGGGCATCCGTGGTGGTGAGTTTGGGCTTGTTCTATGTGAGCGAAGTATCCACCGCATGAGCTATATCGGCTCACCGTTGATTTTCCAGTTTGACAACATCAGCCGCAACAAGGGTTGCATGGTTTCTGGCTCTATCGCTCAATATCAAGGCATCACATTCTTCTTGTCTGATGATGGTTTCTATATGTGCGATGGTCAAAGTGTTCAACCAATCGGCTCTGAAAAGGTAGACCGTTGGTTCTTGGATGACGTAAGCGAGAACGACTATGGCACTATGTCAGCCGCCGTTGACCCTGTTCGCAAGCTAATTTTGTGGAACTACAAGAGCAAAGACGGTTCGCGAAAGCTGATGGCTTACAACTTCAACACAAAAAAGTGGACTTACACAGAAGCTGGCACAGATTTTATTTCTGACGCTTCTAGTGCATCTTCTACGCTTGAAGAACTTGACAGCATCAGCTCATCTATTGATGCGCTTGCTACTCCAATGGATTCAATCCTTTTTGCTGGCGGTAAATACTTCTTGGGCGGTACTTTGGCAACAAAGGTAATGACCTACACAGGCACACCAATGACTGCGCGAATCCAAACAGGAGACATTGAGGCTGGAGGTCAATCGTTGGTTACTTTGGCTCGACCACAAGTAGATCAAGGCTCTGCGACTGTTTCAATTGCTTCGCGCCGCCTTTTGAATCAGGATATTACTTACAGCACACCAGTGGCTGCAAGTGACGATAACCGTGTTTCATTGCGTGGATCAGGCAAATACCATCGTATTCAGGTAAACCCTACTGGTGATCGCTGGAAGTCAGCCGTTGCCGTAGATATTGACCTAGTTGGTCAAGGGGTTCGCTAATGTTTAGAGTTCTACCGCCTTTTGGTGGCGACCCTCGCGCTACGGCTGAAGTCGTCAACGGAATAATGAACGGCAAGACTAATAACACTGGTCTAGTAACGCTGGCTACTGGAAACGCTACGACAACAACAATCACTGATGAACGTATTAGTGTAGACAGCAAGATTGTGATTATTCCTTTCTCTGCGGCGGCTTACGAGGATTCAGCGCCATACGGTCAATTTACAAATAACAACGATCAATCCTCGCCTAGCGTTGGCTCTACTGCCGTAGTAAATTTTGATACAACAGAGTTTGCAAGCGGAACTTACATTTCTAGTTCGACTAAGATTTACGTTAGAAACAAGGGTGTTTATAACGCTCAGTTCTCTATGCAGCTTGCCAACTACGCGAATTCTTTGGAATATGCAGACGTTTGGTTTAGGGTAAATGGAACTGATGTAGTAAGAAGTGCAAGCCGTTTTGACCTTCAGGTTAGAAAATCTGCTGGTGTTCCAAGTCATTTAATTGGTACTGTTAACACCTTTCTTGATCTAGATGCAGGAGATTACATTGAGCTGGCTGGCTCTGTTTCAAGCACTGACGTAAGGTTAGAGACTTACGCTGCTGATGTTGTAGTCCCAAGACCAGCAATTCCTGCTGTAATTTTTACTGTGAACTACGTTGCGCCAATGGCTTACTCAAACATTTATGTGTCTGAACAAACAAAAGGGCAGGCAACCTTGTCTCACTATGCAAACTCAACATCAAACAAAACTTACGCCTACATAATCGTAGGATAAATGTATAATCGGCTCCGTGGATGACCCGCTACGGAGTCCCTTAAAGAAAGGCACTTATGGCAGTCGAAACAACCACATCCACACAGACCACGCAGATTGACCCAACAATTCAGCCATTCCTGAAATACGGATTGAATGAAGCGCAACGTCTGTATCAAGCTGGTGGCCCACAATACTATCAAGGTCAAACATACGTTGGCCCGTCTGATGCTACTCAGACAGGTATTCAAGCACTGCAAGCTCGCGCTCAAGCTGGAAGCCCTTTGCTTGGTGCTGCACAGAATCAGCTTTATGGCACTGTGCAAGGCGACTATCTTGGTGGCAATCCTTTCTTTTCTGGCGCTTTCCAGCCTGCTGCACAAGCCGCAACTGACGCATTTAACACCGCAATTGGCAACGTAACATCTGCTGCTTCTAAGGCTGGTCGTTATGGCTCTGGCGCTATGCAAAACCTACAAGGTGCTGCTGCTGGTCAATTGGCAAAGTCATTAACAGGTACTGCTGGACAATTGGCGTATCAGAATTACGCTGATGAACGCGCTCGCCAACAGCAAGCAACATTTGGCGCACCTGCAATGGCTGAAGCCGATTACGCTGACATTAACAAACAACTTGCTGCTGGTCAGTTGCGTGAAGGATATCAAAACACAGCCTTGCAAGCTGATATGGCTAAATACAACTATGAGCAACAGTTGCCACAGGCTCAGTTGACAAACTACTTGAATCAAGCCTACGGTTTCCCTGCTGGCAAGACTCAAACAACACAACAACCCTACTTCACTAACCCAACAGCTACCGCTTTGGGTACTGGTTTGTTAGGTGTTCAACTGCTGAATTCTGCATCTCCTTACATTGATAAAGGGATGAACTGGTTGTCTAGCGCATGGGGTAGCAGTAGCAATCCTAATGGCTTTGTCTGATTGAGGTAAATATGGCACTTCTAGATTCTTTCTACGGCGAAACGCCTTCTTACCTTGGCGGTCTTCTTGGTGAAGATGAGCTGAAACGCCTTCAAAATCAAGCTCAAGGTCAATCGAATCTGAGCATGGCTACTGCTTTGCTTCAGGCTGGCGCACCAAGCCGTACACCTGGCGGTGGCGCTTTGGCTATTGCTCAAGGCTTGCAAATGGGCCAACAGGCTTACAAGCAGGCTTTGAATCAAGGTCTGCAAGAAAAGATGGCTGGTATGCAAGTGCAAGATATGTTGCGTAAGCAGCAAGAAGCTCAAGCTGTTCGAAATTTCTTACCTCAACTTATCCAGCCTGGCGCTGTTGAACAAAACTGGTCTGGCGCTCCTGAGCAGATTGGTAATTACTTTCAAACAGGTCAAATCCCAACGCAACAAGGCCCATCAACTATTAACCGTGATGCTCTGCAACGCTTGGCTTTGGTTTCTCCTGAGACTTATGCTAAGTACAAACCAGAGTACAAAGAGGTTAATGGTCAATTGGTGGAGATTTCTCCATTGACAGGCGTTAGCACTGTGGCTGGTATGGCTAAAGAAGATTTGGCTGGCCCTGTAAAGCAGGCCATGCAAGTGCTTGGAATCATGAAGCCATTTGCTCAAGTCACACCACAAGAGCGCTCTGCAATTGGTAACTACATTGATCGTCAAGAATCCTTGAAGTCTCCAAAGGTTGCTGTTGATTTGAAAGACCCAACTGCTGTTGCAAAAGCTCAGGCTGATTTGTTGAAAGATTGGCGTAGCGTTGTTAAAGACAGTGGCGCAACCGAAGTTGCTAACCGTTATCGTTCATTGGGCGCTGCCATTGGCGAAGCAGATCAAGGAAATAAAGCGGCTGATGGCGCAATCATCTACAACATCGGCAAGATTTATGACCCTTCAGGCGCTGTGCAAGAAGGCGACAAAAACACAATTCTTGGCAATCGCTCAATTCCTAACGAAGTCAAAGCCTACGCTCAGAAAGTGTTTACTGGCGGCTCGTTGTTGCCTGAAGAACGCAAAGGCTTGTACTCTGTTGCTGGTGCAATGGTTAAAGAGCGTCAGAAGCAATTGCAATCAGATCAGTCTAACTACAAGTCATTGGCTACTCAGTTAGGCGGTACTGGCGACTTCATCAAAGACCCTTATGCTGATGTTTTTAGCCCAAAGTTGCCAAATGATGCAGCAGGTCAAGTTGATCTGATGAGCTTGGCCCGTCAAGAGCAGGCTCGCCGTAGAAAGGCTCAATAATGGCTTTAGACCTTACAAAACTTTCTGACAAGGACTTGGATGCGTTGTTAAACAACGATCTAGGTTCTATGTCTGATGCTGGACTTTCAGTTCTTTCTGGTGAGCCTGAAAAACTGGCTCCAGTAAAGAAGATGACTGCTAAAGAGGAAGTGCAAGCCGCTTTTGGTTTTGATAAGCCAAAGCAGCCTGCACGAACAAGTGGCGAACTATTGCGCGATTTGGGTTTAACCGCCCGTGGCGCTTTAACTGGTGCTGCTTCGTTGCCAGCAATGATTGCAGACGCTCCTGCTAGTTTGATTAACCTTGCCGCAGGTCGTCAGATATACAAGCCACAAACTGAAGCGTTTGGCGATTTCCTGTCTGCTGTTGGTATGCCTAAAGCAAATACAGCGCCTGAACGATTGCTTACAGAATCTGCTGCTGCAATTGGTGGTGTTGCTGGCCCTGGCGCGTTGGCTCAGAAAGTAACTCAAGCTGTTACTCCGCAATTGGCTAGTCGTACACAAGAGCTTGCCAAGTTCTTTGGTGAGAACATGCCTGCACAGTTGGCGGCTGCTACTGGTGGTTCAATGGCTGCTGGTGCTGCACGAGAAAACGATGCAAGCCCATTGATGCAACTGATTGCAAGTATTGGTGGCGCTGCTACACCTTCAGGCGCAATGGCTGTTGCTCCCGCCGCAGGTCGTGCTGTTCGTGAGATTGTCCGACCTGGCACTCAAGCAGGTCGTGAAGCAATCGCTGGCGGCGTGTTGCGTCAATTGTCACGCGAGCCTGAAACGGCTATTAAGGCTATGGAAGGCTACCAAGCTCCTGTCGGTGGCTATACACCTACCGCAGCGCAAGCAAGCCGTGATGTTGGTTTAATAGCTGCTGAGACTCCAATTCGTGCATTGGATATGACAGGCAAGTTTGGCGCTCAAATCGGTGAGGCTAACCAAGCTCGATTGGCTATTCTTGACCGTTTGGCTAAAGATAAGGCGGCTGTTGAATCTGCTGTTGCAAAACGAAATGAAGTCACTTCTCCATTGCGTGAAGCGGCATTTGCAAAGTCTACGGTAAGTCCAGAGACTTTCCAATCTGCTGTGGCTTTGAACGTCAATCAAACTATTGATGACATTCTTGCTTCTGATGCTGGCGCTCGTGGCACTGTCAAAAAGACAATGAATTGGGCTAAAGAGCAATTGGCTGACGGTACTACGCCACAACGTATGTACGAAGTCCGTAAAGACTTGCGTAGTGCTGCACAAGGCTTGCTTGATAAAGAAGGCTCTCAATACAGCTTGGCTAAAGGTCAATTGGAGCAAGTTATTCGCGCTGTTGACGACACTATTGAAGGCGCAGCGCCTGGCTATCGTGACTACTTGAACAAGTATGCCAAGTCAAGCAAAGGCATTGAACGCCTTGAAGCGGCTCAAGAGTTCAAAGGCAAAGTCTTAACCACTACGCCTGACCCATCTCGCGTTGGTGATTACATGATTTCACAGCCTGCTTTTACTCGCGCCATTCGTGCGGCTGAAAAAGATACAGACCTTTCTAAAACTCAGTTTGCAGTCTTGAAAAAGGTTGCAGAGGATTTGGATGCTGGCGTATTGCAACGCGCAGGCAAAGTGCCTGGCTCTGACACATTCAAAAACTTGAGTACAGCAAACGTCATCGGAGCTTTTATTGGCAAGCAAATGTTTGGCGAAGTGCCTGCTGCTGTCAATAAAGTCGCTGCTCCATTAAACTGGCTTTACAACGGAACTGATGACCAGATTCGTGAATTGTTGGTTGACGCAATGCTTGACCCTAAACTTGCATCTAGACTAATGAGTAAAGCCTCTGTGGTGTCAATTGAGCCACTGAGCAAAGAACTTCAACGCAAAGCCATTGCCGCAGGTTATGGCGCTTCATTTGGATTAACGGAGAAATAAATGCCAAAAACCAAAATCAGTGAGTACAGCGCAACCGCTAACTCAAACACAGACGTAGCGTCAATCAACATTGATGAAGGCTGCGCACCTAGCGGTATTAATAACGCTATTCGCGCTGTTATGGGCCACTTGAAGGACTTTCAAGCTGGCACTAACTCTGACTCATTTAACGGCCCTACAAATGGCGCACACAATGGCTCTGTTGGCGCTACTACTCCTGCTGCTGGCGCTTTTACAACATTGTCAGCAACTGGTCAGGTAACGTCTACTGTCACAACAGGAACTGCGCCTTTAGTTATTGCATCAACTACTAAAGTCACAAACCTTAACGTAGATCAGCTAGATGGTGCTGATTGGGCTGCGCCACCTGCAATTGGTAGCGGAACGCCTGCGGCTGGTTCATTTACTACTTTGTCAGCATCTGGCAACGTAACGCTTGGTGATGCTTCTACTGACACTTTGAACGTTGGTAATGGCGGCATTGTTAAAGATGCTTCAGGCAACGTGGGTATTGGTACGAGTTCTCCAAGCACAAAACTTCACGTGGCTGGTGGCAATTCGTCAGTTGCATCATCCTACGGTTTTGTTCTTTCTAGCAACACAAACACTGGCTTTTTCCCTGATGACACCGTAATCGGCGCAAAAATTCAAACAGATGGCGGCATTACGTTTTTTACTGGTGGTGCAACAGAACGCGCCCGTATTGACTCCACTGGTAATTTATGTATTGGCGCGGCAACTCAAACAGGTCGCCTTGGATTATATGGCCCAATTTCAGATTTCATTTCAACGATGTATAACACGGCCTCATCAGGGCCGCGTGGTATTAACATATATTACGGCGGTGCAGCGCCAAACAGTACAGCAAGTCCGTTTTTCTATTGCAATGACACTTCTGCTTTGCGAGCAGAAATTCGTTCCAATGGTGGATTGGCTAACTTTAGCGCCAACAACGTCAATTTGTCTGACGAGCGCACGAAGACTGACATTGTGGATGCTGGCGGCTATCTCGCTAAGATTTGTGCCATTCCCGTTCGCACCTTCAAGTACAAAGACCAGACTGATGACCTGTTGAATCTTGGCGTTATTGCTCAAGAAGTTGAAGCTGTTGCACCTGAGTTGGTTGATGTGTCTGGTTTTGGTGAAACACCTGAAGACGGTGTGCCATTGAAAGCCATCTACCAAACAGACTTGCAGTACGCGCTGATGAAGTGCATCCAAGAACAACAAGCCCTAATCACAACACTCACTGAGCGCATCACTGCGTTGGAGCAAGCATAATGACCATCGAATTTAAAATTGCTCAACTTGAGCGTCAGACATCTGATGGTTTTGTGACCACAGTTTATTGGACAGCCGCTAAGAACGAAGGCGAGAATACCGTTAGCTCTTATGGCTCAGTAGGCTTTACTCAAGAAGATGGTGTAAACCTGATTCCGTTTGCCGACTTGACAGAAGCAGTTGTCATTGATTGGGTAAAAGAGAAGCTAGACGTTGAAACTATGGAAACAGGCTTTGACGTTCAACTAGCTGAACTGGCTGCTCCTGCTAAAACATCTGGTATGCCGTGGGGTAACTAATGACCGATACGATTTCAGTAACCGCAGCTCGTTTGGACACTCACGAAGCTGTATGCGCTCAACGGTATGAAACAATTACAGACCGCCTTGATAAAGGTGCGGAACGTATGGACAAAATGCAGTATCTGATTTATGCGGTTCTTGCTTCTGTGTTGCTTGGCCCTGGCGCTGCTGCTGAGTTCTTCAAAAAACTAATCGGCCTGTGATGTGCCAATTGGAACTGCGTTATTCGCGGCGACAACGGCTTTTCAGCTAGTCAAAGAAGGCTGCGCTCTTTACAAAGAAGTGAAGGGCGTAGCTGGAAACGTCAAAGGGATTATTGATGATATTAACTCTCAATTTTCTGGCAAGAAGGTTTCTAAGGAACAAGCTAAAAAGGTTGAAGCTGAGAAGGCGCGTGTTCAAGAGATAGCAAAGGCAGACCCTGACCAAGTTATTTTCAAGATTGGTGACGAGCTTGGAAATATGTTTGATGCGTTTGATACGCTTGAGGCTTTATTTTGGGAACAGGAGAGAGAAGCTAAGAAGTTGCAGGGTAAGGATGTATCACTAAAAAGAATGGCTTTAAAGCGCATTATGGTGAGGCAGAAGCTACTTGCAATGCAGGTTGAGCTGAGAGAACAGATGGTTTATCACAGCCCACCTGAACTTGGTGCTTTGTGGTCGCAGTTTGAGGAAATGCGCGAACAGATTGAAGAAGAACAAAGGTTGGCTCGTGAGAAGCAAGATCGTGAAGACAGGATTGCAAGGCTTGAGCATGAAGAACTGATGGAAGAAGTGCGAGTGAAATCAATGGATGCAGGAATTGCTGTTGTGATGTTGATTTTTATGGGGTTGATTCTGTGGCTAGTAAAAAATCAAGCGATAGCACGAGCGTCTTTTTGGCACACCTGATTGTTTTGGTTGTGCTGTTGGTTGTCTTCACTTTCTCATTCATGGCTTACGTTGATACGCTATGGATGAAGGCAGAGATTAAAAAAGAGGCTCGTGAGTTAAGAAAACTGAAAGAGGAATTGAAGGAAATGACAAAGTGAAATACTTACTAACAATTGTTCTTTTTGCGATGGTTGGCTGTGAAGACCGTTATCGCTATGTTTGCCAAGACCCTGATAAGTTCAACTTGCCAGAGTGTCAGAAACCACGTTGTTTGTTTACTCAAACTTGCCCTGAGTATTTAGTCGCACCAATCTTGGAGAAGAAAATTGAGCCAGCCCAATCACCCGCATCGTCTGAGCGTTGAACAAATTGAAACCCTAGTATGGGGTTTTGTCGTTATTGTCGTCACGCTAATCTTGGCTTTTATTGTGATTGCCTTGCTTTACTCAGTGACGTTCGTTGTTCAACCAATCAAGTCAATGGCTCCTATTGACATGGCTTACACCAAGATGCTGAACGACATTGTTCTTCTGGTTGTTGGTGGTATTGGTGGCGTAATGAGCCGCAAAGGTATTCAAGCAGGCTCTCAGGCCATTGCTTCAAAGGTAGAGGTAAAAGGAGACACAACGCCCCCAAAGCCTAACGACCCATCGGGCGCTTTGCCTGTATGGGTCAATCCTGCTTTAGATGAATCGTGGACTCCACCGCCACCGCCTACAACGCCGCCAGAGCATCTTGAAACAGACCAAGAGCGTGAGCAGTTGGCACTTGCAAGGGCATCAAATGATTAATCCGTGGATGATTATTGGCGTAATCTGTGTGGTGCTTGGAACTTACAAGTACGGCACACATACAGGCTACAAAGAGCGTAATCAAGAGATGCAGGCAGAGATTGCCAAGCTGAATGAAGAATCACGCGCTAAAGAGCAAAAACTTGCTGAAGACCTTAACCAAACATCTTCACAACTAAAAGAGGCTAATGATGTTGTCACTAAAAAACAAACTGATCTTGATATTGCCATTCGTGCTGGCAGGGTGCGCCTCGGCTCCTCAAGTTGCGTACAAGCCGCCACAAGTTCCACCACTGCCAGCGGAAATAACAGCGAAGCAAGCGAATCTGAGCGAGAGACTCTCAGACTTATTGCTCAACTCGCAGCAGAAGGCGACAGGGCAATCAACGAGCTTAACGCCTGTATCGCAGCCTACAACCAAGTGAGGGACACAATAAATGGTCAACGCTGAACAACTAGCAAAGCTGCACATTGACCCACAATGGGTAGATTCTCTAAACGAGACATTTGAGCGTTTTCAGATTGATACGCCTAACAAACAAGCCGCCTTCATCGGGCAGCTAAGTCACGAGTGCGGCAACTTTCGCATCCTTGAGGAAAATCTAAACTATCGTGCTGCCACCTTAATGAAGTTGTGGGCAAAGCGTTTTCCTACTTTAGAAGTTGCAAATCAGTATGGCGGTAATCCTAAAAAAATTGCAAACATGGTTTACTCAAATCGAATGGGAAACCGTGACGAGGCGTCTGGAGACGGGTATCGTTTCCGTGGTCGTGGCTGTATTCAGCTTACTGGTCATGCAAATTATTTTCACGCTGGAAAAGCATTAGGCGTTGACTTTGTGATGGAGCCTGATTTGGTGGCAACTCCAAAGTTTGCTGCACTAACTGCGGGATGGTTTTGGGAAACTCACGATTGCAACCGCTTGGCTGCTAACGGTGATTGGATTGGTCTAACCAAAAAAATCAATGGCGGGACTATTGGCCTAGAAGATCGCGTGAAGCATATCAATCAAGCGCTTGCTGTACTTCAGGCGTAATGCACAAGCAAGGCAAGCACAACGATAAATGCAACAAGGCAGGCAACAACGCCAAGACCAAGGATTGCTGAAATCATAATGATGTTACTCATGCCTATGCTCCATTGCTTCGCCTAATGTTTGGAAATATTCGTCACACCGCTTGCAACGCCAGAGCCTTTGCTCTCTGACAGTCGCAATGCGTTGTTGACGACCCATCCAGCCTTCAATTACTCGTGAATCGCCCCGATAACTTGTCACGGATTCGAGATTTCGTGGCAATCTTTGATTGATTAAGTTCTTCATGTGTTTTCAGGAAATAGTCTAAAGACCCATTTTCTGACGAAATCCTTACTGTTTTCAATCCAACTTCACGCTGGCGGTAAGGTTTCTTTTCCATTTCGCGCTTGGGCCAAGGTGCGTTGGGTGCTAGAACCGTCTTGTACTTCGGTAATGCGTTCAAATTCTTCATCTTCTTCTTTTGTCCATTGAATGTTGTCATAGCCGTTTGACCAGTTCTTTTGGTCTGTTGGCCTTTGTGCGTGTCCTTTGCCGCCTGCGCTCATGTAACCCCCGATTTGTTAAGCCATATCAAAGAATCAACCAACAGATATGCCACCGTTACGGGTACGCATAGCTGCCCAAAAAAATAAAATAAATCCAACCATTTCATTTAACCCCCTTTGGCATACCTGCCTTTGCATAGGTAAAGAACTCAGTTGGCTCAAGTGAAATGCGCTTAGTCTTTGGAAAGTCGCTCAAAGGACTAGACTTAGTTGTTCCATCATTTTCGCGTGTGGCTCGTGCCATCGTTCCGTACTTCACGCCATTGGCTTTTTGGGCTGCTTCTTTACGGATAGAAGACATAAATTCTGGCATATACGTTTCAACGTAAAGCGGTGAGAAAGCGTTAATAGTCATCTAGCATCCAATCAATAAAAAGTCCGAATAGTACAAGGCTCATAAGAAACTCTCTTGCACTGGTTTGTAGCGCCATTCACGCTCTTGCCTACCGCTGTTTGATTTGACGGTTATGCCTGTTTGCTCGATGCAATCCATCTTTTCTAACTCGCTTAAACGCCTTGCTACTTGGTTGCTTTGAAGCCCTGTGGCGTTAGCAATGCCATCTTTACCCATTGGGCCAAATCGTTGCAGTGCAGCCACAATGACTTCTTGGTGCATCTTGGCTACGTCTTTGATTGAATCAGCCGCCTGAAAGCTGGTGATTGCGTCTGTTGCTCTTGCTCTGAAAAATTTAAACATATCGTTACCTTTGCAAGTTGGTGTGGCTACTCGCTGCACTGGTTTCTTGACGTCTTTGGATTTACCCATCGGCCCGTACAGCATCCGCTTTCACCACGAAATCAATTAAAACGGCATATCTTCGTCTGGTGGGAAGCCATCATTAGATTGCTTTTGTGGAGCAAATTTCTGCTCACCATCTTTAGGTTGAGGTGGGAACATAAATGCCCATCCTTGCCAGCCATTTTCAATTAATGGGATTGAGTGCAGCTTGAGCATTGGCCCCTTCTTTGTTTCAATCACATCACCAATGTGCTGATAACGAACTTTCTCTTGCCCGTCTTTAATGTACGTTCCCGCACGAACTTTTACTTCATAAACTACTGCCATTTTCTTTCCTTACTTAGAGTGTTCATCTGAAATTTGCTTTACGACCAAATCGTAAAACTTACGCGCTTCGTCAACCTTGAATTTTATTTTGTCTTCAAGTGCTTGGTCGCGTTTGTAGTTAAGCAACGTAACCCGAAGCTCGGGTGCAATATGCTCAACTTGATGCAATGCCTTGCTTTCAAACCCAACCAGGTGGTCAGGCGTGTTTACAAGGCAATATGCAATCTGTGCCTCATCCAAATCCCAAAGCATCATGTAGCCACGAAGCTGCCATTCATAGGTATTGTTTTCACCTTCTGATGCCAAGCATGGGAACGTAGACAAAGACCAAGGAGATTTAATGTCAATGATGTGGTCAGCAACAATGTCAGCCTCGCCAGTTAGCCATTCGTTTGTTTTGCGCTCTGTGTTCTTTTTAAAGTCCGTGAACAGCACAGAGTTGAGCAATTCAATAGAACGGTCTTCAACAAGCAAACCCTTCTCGGTGTACTTGCTTGAGAAGTGTTCGTCATAGCCGTAAACAAACTCTTTGGCTTGCTTAGTGATGGCTGTCTTGGCTCCAACTGACAAGGTTTCATCCTTGCCTTTTGGGTCTGTCATGATTTCAGCGAGTGAGCTGGCGCGAATTTTAAGCATTTGCAAGTGCCTCGATAACTTGTTTATCTTGTGCTGGCGTAAGCGTGAACGTATCACGCAGCTTCTCGGTGGTGTACTGGCCTGCAAGAATCTTGTCGATTGCACCTTGCAAGCGTTTAGCGTCTAAGCATGGCTTCTCGGCTGGCTTTTCAACTTGGCGACTAGCCTTGTTGCCATCATCATCTTCTGGTGCAATACCGCAAGCCGCCATTAAGCTGTAACGTCTGGCGTATGTCAGAGCAGAAGCGTAGCCCTGTGGGTCTTTCTTAACCGCTGGAAAGTGAACAATTCCACATTCAAGCATCTCGCCAGATTCATGGACAAATACTGTTTCACACATGATGCCATCGGCGCAGTCATAGTTCTTTTGCAACAGGAAAATTCCGTTGTTGTTAAGCGCGTCAATCACAGCTTCAACGCAAGCTGAAAGGTCAGCATACTTTGAGCGAAAGTGTGGATTGGCGGAAGTCTTGAGTGCAGGGCCAAAGGCTTTTTGTGCTTTGACCAAAGCTGATGCGATGTTTTTCATGTTTAACCCCAAAGTTGAGAGACTACGAAACCAGCGGCAAAGGCGCAGGCGATATAAACCCAGAATTCAGCTTGTTCGCTAACGTCTGAGCGATGGCCTTCCATCCATTCCCAACGCTGACGAGACTGAATAGCGTCATAAGTGTTTGGGTAGGCTTCTTGCATGGTGCGGGGGTAAGTGCGGGTAGTGTCATTGAGTTTCATTTTGTTTCCTAAGTACCGTTTGCGTTGCGCTGCGGGATGTGTAAAGTATAAGGCAGATTACAGACTTTTTTCAGGTTTGCAAAAAATATTTGTGGCGTGTTGCTTGACTGCAACAATCCAGCTTATATAATCTGCCGTATGAACAAAGATTACTTCATCAAACTAGCAGGCTCACAGACAGCCCTTGCAAAGCTACTTGGAATCAACCAAGCGGCTGTGGCTCAGTGGAAAGAAGTGCCACAAGCAAGAATCTGGCAACTAAAACTTTTAAAACCCAAGTGGTTTAAGGAACAAAAATGAGCTATTCAGAAATTGAAATGAAGACGGTTCAATGGGGGGAAAAACGTGGCATTGTGCAAAACAGCACACCCGCTGCCCAAGCAATCAAAACGCAAGAAGAACTTGACGAGCTGATTGATGCTATCCGCAACAACGACCGCGCTGCTATGGCTGATGCATACGGCGACATTCTGGTGACGCTAATCATGGGCTGTGCAATTGCTGACTTGGACTTGGTAACGTGTTTTCAAGGCGCTTACAACGAAATCAAAGACCGCAAGGGTAGCCTTAATGCTCAAGGTCTGTGGGTGAAAGAATGATGGGCGACATTTTTGCAATCATGTGCTTTGTTGCTTGGTTGACACACATCTTCACTTGCTTTGCTTATGGCTTCTGGGGCTTCTTGGTAGCTGGAGCAATCTTTTTTCCAATCGGAATACTTCACGGAATGTATCTGTGGTTTAACTGATATACAATGTTTTGAAACGAGGCTAGGTGCGAAGTCATGAGCGCACTGAAAAGAGTTACCCCTTCTCCTGCCTATGTTTCTTTCATCAAAGGGGCTGTTAAAAAGCGGGCTTTATGCACTACTACCAGTTCAACATTGGTGACTACGCCAGTCACACGCGCCATCTCGACTTGCTTGAGGACTTGGCTTATCGCAGGATTCTTGACCTTTATTACCTTCATGAACGCCCGTTGAACGGAGATGCATCGTTCGTTGCCAAACAGATTGGCATGAGGGATGACGCTGCAATCGTTCGTGATGTACTTAATGAGTTTTTCCAAAAGACTGATGAAGGCTATGTAAATGGCAGGGCAGATAAGGAAATTGCTCACTATCATTCAAAGATTGAACAAGCGTCACGCGCTGGTAAAGCATCCGCTGAACGTAGGTCTAACGCCCGTTCAACAGACGTTCAACCAAACAATAAACAAGAAACAATAAACATAAAACAAGAAACAAAGAAGAAAGCAACTGGCGTTGCTATGCCTGAAGGCATTTCACAATCTGTTTGGGATGAATTTATAGCCCATCGAAAAGCCAAGAAAGCCAAAGTCACAGAGTTGGTGATTGAAGGCATTGGCAAAGAAGCATCAAAAGCTGGCTGGTCGTTGGAAGACGCATTGAAAGAAACAATCGTGCGTAACTGGCAATCTTTCAAAGCTGATTGGGTTGCTGTAAAGCCACAAATGCAAAACAAGTGGGATGTGGCTGGTATCACTACGCCACCGCCGCCAAACCAAGACGCTGCGTTGCGGAAGATTGAGGAAGACCGAAAGAAGGCTGTGCCACCATCTTTGGAGACATTGGCTAAATTGGCAGAGTTGCGTAAAGGGGTGACGCAATGAAAGTCCTGCCAATCAAGCCTGAAGAAGCAGAGCCTTGGTTGCTCAAAAAGCATTACGCCAAACGTATGTGTCCAATCAGCTACGCTTTTGGCGTTTACCGTGACACGCAACTAATTGGCGTTGTGACTTACGGAACGCCAGTTAGCAGCGCCTTGCGTGTTGGTGTTTGTGGTGAGCGATGGATGGACAACGTAATTGAACTAAACAGGCTTTGCTGCAACAACGAAAAGAACGTGGCTTCAATCCTTGTTGGCAGGTCTTTAAAAATGTTGCCAAAGCCTTCAGTGGTTGTTTCATACGCAGACACAGAGCAAGGCCACATTGGGTATGTGTACCAAGCCACAAACTTTGTTTACACAGGTCTAAGCGCCAAGCGAACAGATTGGAAGCTGAAAGGCATGGAGCATCTTCACGGCGCAACTGTGGCAGACATGAGCCGAGGACAAGAAAACCGTGCCCAGTGGATGCGTGACAAGTTTGGTGATGATTTTTACTTGGAAGACCGAGCAAGAAAACACCGCTATGTTTACTTTGTTGGAAGCCAAGGACAAAAGAAAGCAATGTTGTCAGACCTAAATTATGAAGCTGAACCGTACCCAAAAGGTGACAGCAGACGCTATGACGCTGGTGGCGTGGTTGCAACACAAGAACTGTTGTTTGTATGAATTATTTTCAAGCAAACAAAATTCTTGATGGAATCAAGGATAATCTGTCTTATAATCTAGACACAATCAACAAAGCACTTGAACTGACAGGCGACTTAGATGGATTTCAACCAAGTATTCGAGCAACAAGTGGAGCATCTGACAAAGATGGCTTTACAGAAGGGTTGGATACCGTACGCCAAGGAACGAGCGCAAGAACTTGAAGATGACCAGACGGGCATTTTTAAGGGGTTGGTTGAAGCGGTAAGAGAACGAGTAAATGAACGTAAATGAAAGGCTATGAAATGGAACTCGACACAAGAATTGAAACAACGCGCAAACGCCGCCACATCCATGTTGACGCGCATGAAGATGGTGTTTGGTTAAACATGGTGGTTGAAGCTGCCCGTTGCCATGTAACTTTGACCAAGGAACAAGCCAAAGACATGATTGCCGCTTTGATTCGCATTGTTGACGCAGAGGTGAAGCCATGAACGATTTTGATGATGACGATTATGAAGATTGCACATGGTGCAGTGGGTCTGGCGAAGGTATGTGGGATGGTTCAACTTGCCGCCATTGCCACGGGTCAGGCGTTGAGCCTGTTGAAAAAGAAGTGGATGACTGCTATGACATTGATGAATAAACAATCGTGGCCTTTCCCACCAGCAACAGGCGCTGTGCCTTGGACTGCCAAGCAAGAACAAGCGTACCAACAAGCGCAACGCGCACAACTGCCAGAGGCTCCGCTATGAGTAAAGAAGCAATGAATCTTGCGCTTGAGGCGCTAAAGACGATAGTTGAGCGTTTTGACTATGAACAATTTACAAGCGTGTGCGAACTAGATGATGCAAAGGATGCCATCACAACTCTAGAAGAATCACTAGCCAATCAAGAGGAACCTTTACCGCCAGTTGAGATTGTCGTTGATGTGATATCTGATGGCGCATCGGTTGTGGCTTTCTACCGCAGACCAAACGCCGTGATGGAGATGTTTTATTCGCAGTTTCACCCACTAGCCAAGCAAGAGCAGGGTGAACCTGTGGCGCAGCATCGTGATTTGCACGGTCACATGATGGTAGTTGCGCATCGAGCTGCCGATAAAGCGACAAACAACGGGCAAAAATTTGCAAGTCAAAAAGAAATTGTCCGCGCCATTTGCACAGCAATTCAAGTAGACAAGAATCTTTTTGCAAAGCTGTCCACACCACAACAACGCAAGCCGCTGACGGATGAGAAGATTCAAGATGGGTACAACAACTGCGAATGGACACACGCACCTTCGGCTCATTGGTTTGAGGCTGGCGTCCGTTTTTCAGAAGCCGCCCACGGCATTAAGGAGTAAGACATGACCAAAGAAGACATGATTTCAATGCTTCGTGGCGTTGGCTGCGATGAAAACACAATCACGGCTATGTCAAACGCTTACGACTTAGGCTTTGAATACGCTAAAGAGAATATGTTGGCCTTGCCTGTTGTTACCTTACCACTGGAAACTAAATGACAAAAGAACAAGCCTTAGAAATCATAAAACTGTTGTCGGCAGTTGAATCTTGGTCGTTTGCAAACAAGCAAACAATGCCTGATTATCTTTACGAAAAAATCACAGATTCAATGGAAATCCTTGAAAAAGTGATTTTGAAATGAGAATTGCGGCTAAGACAGATGCCAATCAAACTCAAGTTATATCGGCGTTACGGGCGGCTGGCGCTAAAGTTCAGTCTTTGGCGGCTATTGGCAAGGGCGTACCTGACTTGCTTTGCCAATACGAAGGCGCGTTCTATCTTATTGAGGTCAAGGATGGGCAGAAACCGCCATCACAGCGCAAATTAACAGAAGACCAAGTTAAGTGGCACAGTGAATGGAAAAGCGTCTTCTTGGGCGTTGTAGAGAATCCAGAGCAAGCATTGAAATTTATTGGAGCAATCAAATGACAAAAGCATTGAAAAAACAGGTAGGCGGCACACACTACAAACAGATGCCAATTCAGCCAGCAGAGT